CTCAGCGAGAGACTCGACTTGTCCTCGTGGTCTGATGCCTGGATAGTTTGCCTTGGCTGTCAGGCGCAGCCAGTCGCCGCTGATAGACCGAACCTTGACCATTCATTCCCCCCTCCGCTCTCAGCGAGGGCCGCTGAGCAGTTCGGTGATTGTGACTCCTACGAGCCCGCGATGCAAGCCCTCCAGTTTGACGAACGCTTGGGGGCTGAGGTCGATCGCCCGGGTGCTTGACGACCACGGCTTCTTGAGGTCGGCTGCGCATCGCCCGCAGTAATCGGCGATCTTGACGACCACGCAAGTGTGCGGGTCGTCCTGTCGGCAGACGAGTGCGAGGTATGGCTTCTTGCCCCAGCGGAACGATCCGACTGCGCCGTAGTAGCGCGTGCCGTCCCGCGTGTACCAAGCGTTGTTCTTCGTGGCGTCGTACCACGAGGCAACGCCTCGGCTCGGCACCCCGTGTGGAGTCAGCGCCAGCAGGAGGGCGAGCAGTAGCGCGATCACTCAGGCGCCTCTGGCTCACCGAAGAAGTCAGCGAACTCACCGAGATCAAAGACCACTAGCACGCGGCGCTTAGTACCAGGTCCGGGGCTGTCGCCGATGACGACTGCGCGCAGCTTGTCGTGACGGAACGGGATGCGATTGAGCCACCCCCAGATCCGCTCGGGGAACGAGCCGCCCACCTTGCACTGGATGTCGTAGACGCCAGTCGACACGTCGGTAGGGCCGCCAGCCCAGCCGATGCGCGTGCCGTTGAGCCGAGCAGCAATCTCGCGCTCAAACGAGTGGCCCCGGTTGCGCGCCCTAGCCCCGCGCTTGCTGCGCGTAGTGGTGAGGTCAAGGTCCTTGAAGGCGCCCATCACTTCACCCGCGCGATGAAGTTCTTGAAGCCGTCGGAGAGCATTCGCGCCTGCGGGTCAATCTCCAGCAGGTCGTGCTTCACAAGGTCGGCAATCGTCTTACGGTTGCCAACGCCGTTGTAGAGCCAGAACCAGCCAGCGGGTGGCAAGTCCTCGGCGAAGCCAATCCACAGAGTCGCCCACGGTCGAGCTGCAAAGCGCGGATCTTCCACCCAGCACTTGCCGTCCTCTTGCACCAGCACCACCCCGTCGTCCAGGAATGGAGCCGGTCGCTCGATTCTCACTTGCCGCCGTGACAGGTGCGATGGGTCCAGACCATCACGGTGCGGCGCTTCGGCGCAAACTCAATCCACTTGACGCGCCACGCCTGCTTGTGCTCGGCGATGATCGCGCCGCAGGTGTGACAGTTGGCGCCAACCCAGCGCGTCGCCAACTTCTTGCCGTCCGCTTTCGGAGCCTTTACCGCAGCCACTCAGCCGCCTTCCAGATCCAAGCGATGGTAGCCACCGCCACAACGAGGTAGACGGTACCAGCCACAGCCGACCCGCGCCGAGCTGCCTCTCTCAGGCTGCCCAGCACGAGCAGGGCAAAGAAGACGTGCATCAGCAGGATGCCGACCCCGATCCCCGCAAAGGTCATCCGCGCACCGTCTCAACGATGCTGCTGAGGCGCTCGCAGGTCACGCGCACGGCCTCCTCTGGCGTGTCGCCCTTGAACTGCATCTCGTAACCCGTCGTGTCTACGAGCACGAGGATGTAGCACCCGGCGCCCTTCAGGAGCGCGTCAAAGTGCCAGCCAGCGAGATCAGCCAGCACCTGCATCGTTGCAAAGTCGTCGTTCATCGTGCCTCCTCCATCCAGCGCACCAAACGCTGGGCTGCATCTTCGGACGAGAGGTCGGTCGTGTCAAGGCTGAAGTCAAACGGCGCCAGGTTCCACCCTGTCTCCGTGATGTCGTCCGCCCCGATCACCTTGCCGATCCGCTCCGCTCGCCTCGTGGCGTGCGCGTGGATCCTGACCACCGAGAGCAGCGGGTCAATCTGCTGCAGGTACTCCACCTCGTGGCTCAGGCGCACGTCGTCGATCACGATGAGTCGCCCGGCTCGCGTCGCATCGAGGTAGCGCCTGCGGAACTGCCGCAACCAGAAGTCCAGGTCGATCTCGCGCATCTTGGCGCCGATGTCTTGCAGCAGCTCGCGGCCACTGACCTGCTTGGCGCCATCAAGCGTGCGAACCCTGAACGCCTCCTCCTTCGCCAGCCCGGGATACGCGGCGTTGGCGATCTCCTTGATCGGATCGGCGATTGCCATCCGCGTGTACCCCTGGAACTCGCACAGCAGGTGCGAGATCGTTGACTTGCCAGACCCCTGTGGTCCGATGAACGCAAGGTTGCGCTTCACATCAGCCTCCTTCCCTGAGCGATCGGCAGATAGCCGACCAACTTCAGCACCTTCTCGGTGTCCTCAAACTCGGTCGTTTTATTGTGCATTTCTTCCTTCCACTTCGGCATACTGACCTTGATCAGATCCCAGCCCCAGATGCCCTCCGGCGTGGAGCAGATGTAGACCGGTCGCCGCCCCGCGGACGAGGCCGCCACCATCAGCCGCCGATACTTGTCCTCCTCGATCAGGAGGTCGGGGTAGTGCGTATCCCTGCACTTCAGCTCGGCGTAATAGTTCACCGTCGTCAACGGCGTCTCTACGCTGAACGTGCAGTCCCAAGTGCTGAACGGATCTTCCGCCCGTTCCAGTCCCGCAAACTTGTCCTCAAGGAAGTTGAAGAGTTGGTGTTCAGTCATCCCTTCCTCCCCGTGATGATCTCAAAAGCGTTAGTCAGTTCACCAGTCCTCGCGCGCGTATTTACTTCTTTTATAAGTCTCTTAGTCTCTATGTCTCTTAGTCTCTTAGTCTCTAACCGTTCTTTGCCGTTCTCAGAACGGTCGTTCTGCGTTCCGTGGTTCTCATTCCAGCGTGCTTTTCGCTCGGGCGCAGTGGGGTCCACCTGATACCGAGACCAGTTGGCGACCACGAGTCGGCCCTGCTCCTCGATGAGAAGCCCAGCCGAGACCAGCACCTTGATGTGCTTATGCAGTCGGTCAGGCAGCAGCGCCTTCAGGTGCTCGACCGAGCCGAACGTCCCGCCCGGTCGCTGCCGCTTGGCGCGGCTGAGTGTCTTGATCCAGACGAGTTGTGCAAGATCAGGCAACTGCGCGATCTTGTCGTCCTCGTCCCAGCCTGGAACTAACTTCAGAAACTGTTGAGCCATTAGACCCTCCTCCCAATGCGCTTGCTGGACGCCTTCATCACCTTGCTCAGGAAAAGCGCACTAGCCTGCTCAAGCTTTCCCCGCTTGCATTCAATCTGCAATCCATTCGGTAACGTAGCTTGATAGATCCACGAAACGGCCGTCGGGAATCCGTGCTTGTCTTGTTTCCATTCGTAAACGGACGACGAAATCTGAACTGCTCCCTGCATAAACGGATTCACCTCGTATCCAGCAATCTCAAACAGGCCTGCTGCTGTCCGAACGATTGAGTCCTGCGTTGCTTGACCCTCAGCTATTCGCGCCTGCATCGTGAAATAGCGCATCCGAGCTTTCGCGCGGAACCTTGATGTCCTTTCTTTGCGATGGCGACGAGCAACGTCTGGTCGGGCATCGCGAATGCCATAAGTACTGAGAGGCGTGCCAGTCTCCAATGCGCTCAGGACCACCGCCGCGTATTCGTCCCCTGAGTTGAACTGTTGAGCCATTGTCCCCTCCTCCTGCCGTTAGAACGGCAACTCGCTCAGGTCATCAGTAGGCACGCGCTTTGGCGCTGCCGGTGCAGGCTTGCCCGCTGGCTTCTGCTTGCAGAACCCTGCGTTGTCCTTCGTCGGGCAAGCCCAGAACTCGCCGTATGGCTTGCCAGTCCCCTTGCTGACCCCGCCGGGTCGCAGGATGAATGGCACGCCGTGCGTCGGGCAGTTCCCGTTGCCAGCCTCTGGAGACTGAGCGAAGGCCATAGCCGCCGCCAGTACCTCAGAATCATCGGAGAGGGGTCTAGGAGCCACGGAGAGGCTCGGTCCCACCGTATGGGCTGTCCTAGTGCTCCCAGCACTTTGCTCAGGGCTGTAGAGGCTCCTACCCACCCCGACCTGCGCGGCGCAACGTCGGAGCGCATCCGAAGCTGCTGACTTGAGCGGCTCGTCATCCGAGGTCGAGTTTGGGTAGCCGAAGTCCTCGTGAATCACGGTCTTCCCCTCGACCACGATGGTCAGACTGCCTTTGACCACCGAGCGCGGAACGTCAGCGACGGCCACCTCGAACTGCCAGCCAGTCACGCCCAGCACATCGTCCAGCCGCTGAGCGACTGCACGCGCGTCGGCGTAGGTGAAGACGAGTCCCGCTCGCCCCGGTCGCTGCTTGAGATCCTTCGGATCAAATGGCGCTGCGAGCGCCTGTGCGATGTCCTTGCTCATTCGTTCTTCCCCTCTCGCTTGAATCGGAACACCCGCGCCCCAGGAGTCTCCTGAGTGAACTGCGCGAGTGCTACGTCGTAGGTCTCAGGGGCAACGCCCTTGAGTACCGCCGCGACTGCTTTCCAGTCGGTCTTCGCCGACGCCTTGTTCTGCTTCCAGGTGGCAACCCAGTCAGCGCCTGCGATCCCTGCCTTCTCAGCAATCTTCTCCTTGAGGATCATCGCCATCTCGAGCAACTGCTCGTCAATGACCTTGCCCTCAAGTCGCAGTTCCTCGTAGGTCCGAGCGATCCGCTCGGCCTCGTCGTCAGCAGGCACCCACTCCTCGGACCCTTGTGGCACGACCTGCGCGAAGGTCTCCGAGTCAATGCCGACCATCGCCGGTGGCGTGCCAGCCGCGAGCGCCTCGCGGAACTGGATCGCCTTCTGGCAGAGTTCGGTCTGCAACTGGATGTTCTCCTTGATCCGCTCGATGCGGAAGACAAGGCCGCCAAGCAGGGCAACCACGTCAACCCACGGAGCGCCCGTGACGAACATCTGCCACTGCACCTGCGCCTCCACCTCTGGCGGCACGGGATACAGGGACCAGCGGCGCGATGCCGAGGTCTTGATCTCCACCAGCCCCGGCTGACCGACGATGGTGCGATCCAGCGATGCCATTGCCCAAGGGATCTCCTTGACCCTGACGACGCCATTCGACTTCTTCAGTTTGCTTCCCGTCTCGGACTCGTAATAGGTTGCGACGGCATCCTCAAGAATGACGCCGCGATAGGCAGCCGCTCCGACCGCCTGCTCCTCGACCAGCCCAGACTTCTCAGCCCAGAGTTGATACACGGTCTTGTAGGGCGACAGCCCAGCGATCACGACCGCATCGGTCGCGGTGATCCCTTCCTTTCGCAACTTGAACCACTTGGCGCTGCGTTGTGGCGCAGCTACAAACTCGAATCGCTTGGTC